ATTATTTATTATATTTATTGTATTATTTATTATATTTATTTCTATTTGTATAAATTCATTGTATTCGTTTATAATACCATTGCTTTCAATAAATATTAATTTATTAACCCCATAAAGTGGGTCTGTAAAATATTGCGATCTATTTACATCTCCATAAGGAATTGTAATAATATTATTTTTTGTTAATCGTTCTATGCATATATTTGTAACATCAATTGTATTATCCTTAATTCCATAAGTAATTTTCATATATATTTATATTATATATAAATATATATCAGCATTTAAAACGAATGTAAAAAATATGTAAAAGCGAAAGGTTAGATAACAATCAACCTTTGTTTTGCCACGCTTTTTACACTATTGGACATTTCAAATGTCCAATGTATCGTTGCATTTGTCAACGATAATACACCGAGTCGACGTTTTAAATGTCCAAAGGTGTAAAACCTGTTTATTTTTTATTAAAAGGGTCACCCTTTAAAACCCGTATATTTTTTATTAAAAGGGTTCCACCCTTTAAAACCCGTATTTTTTATATTTTTTATTAAAAGGGTTCCACCCTTTAAAACCCGTATTTTTTATATTTTTTATTAAAAGGGTTCCACCCTTTAAAACCCGTATTTTTTATTTTTTATTTTTTATTTTTTATTTTTTATTTTTATTTTTTATTTTTTAATTTTTATTTTTTATTTTTTATTTTTTATTTTTAATTTTTCCTACTTGCTTCGCCTAATCACCTCGTGGCCACACTGGATCGTATTCTGGGTTCTGGCACTCCAGGCAATACCCACGACGATCGGTGTTCTTAACGTCGACCATTGAATTGCATTCGCGGCAGAGGCAAAATGTCGTGCTGTTTTCTGCGTCTTTTTTCTCGTAAAATGCTTTCGTGTGAATATTCAAAAGATAGAAACCCGACTCAATCGTGTCCTTGACGATTTCCCACTCGTCAGTGGGATAGTCTTGCCGTGCCGTGTTGACGCATGCTTGAATTTCTTGAATGAATTTAAATAACTTGATGCGGTCCGGATCGTCGGAACAACACATGTCGCACAAACCGTAGAAGACGCCTTCGAATGTGCCTTGCGTTTGACACACATTGCAAAAGGAAGGTCCAATGCGTTGCCCGTAATAACCAATCATATTCCCCATATTTATATTACTGGAGTGGGCAACACCATACGATTTGATAGACATTTTGTTCGTTTGTTCGTTTGTTTGTTTGTGAAATGCTTATTGCTTTCTCTTGGAAAAGTATTTCAATTTTATATAGATGTTATATATAAAATTGAAATTGTATTTAAATTTGAAACTATAACTACATATATAATAAAAAATGGCAATGGAAATGGCAATGGCAATGGCAACGGCAACGGCAACTCCTAATGAAAATATCATTCTATTTAATCCATCTGTTCCATTCGACCCGTCGACGGTGTATTATAAACCACTTATTTATACTAAAGCGGCAGCAGCAAAAAATAGGCTCATTATTCAACAAAACTATAAATTTAAAGAAGATGATACATGCCCTATTTGTATTGATAGCATGTGGGGGAAATCTGTTATTTATACGCCGTGTAAACACAAATTTCATTCGAAATGTTTCTTTATGCTCTTGGCATCGGGGGGCGATTCAAAATATAAATGTCCTTTGTGTCGGCATGAATTAATGTTTGCTTTACTTAAATTATATGGTAGTTTAAGATTTACTGGTATTAATACTATTATCGACGTTATTAATAGTATTGATCCGGATATTATTATTCTTGATATGGTCATCGTCACCGAAGACGAAGACGAAGGCGAAAACGAAAACGAAAACGAAGACGAAGACGAAGACGACGCCGCAGGCGACACTGAAAACGAACACGAAAGCGAAGGTGAAAACGAAGACGAACACGAAGACGAAGGCGAAAACGAAGTTAATTTAGTCATCTGAAAAACTTAATAGTGCTGTATTGGATAAATAATAAGTGCCATTAGGTTCTTTTCCAACACCTAAATTATATAAACATTTCTTGACAGTTGAGTTTTTTTTTACTTTAAACATTCCTGTCACAGCGTGTTCTTCCATACCTATTAGCACTACCGTTATAAATCTTTTACCGAAACGTTTTTTTATATATTTAAAATTACACGCTATATTGGAAAGTAGATAAAAATAAAGACTATCATGCCTTGTATAGTCAGACTCTTTTAGATATTTTTGTATTATATTATACCAGTCGGTATGTAATGTTCTACCATTACTGTCATATATTTTACGACTTGCTATAAGAAATTCATAGGTGCATTCCAAGTATTTTTCTATATCTGCATCTTGAAAATGATGTTCTGCTGGATGAGTATAATCTATAAAATGTTTTGTGGTGGTTCCAACACATTCTATACCATACTTACAGGGGGTGCGTGTTTTTTCTACTTCTTTACATAATTTTAAATTGTCTTCAAATTCGTGTAATAAAAATTTTAGTTCTGCTTGTTGTGCTGTTTGTGTCTGCGCTGGTGCCTGCGCTTGCGCTTGTGCCATTTAATATATATATTTATATTATTTCTATATAATGTTTTTTTTCTTTCTGTAGATAGATGCGTATCGCATTAGGTACTAGTATTATTAATAATAGCAATACAAATAGTATTATTAGTATGCTAATTTGTTCCATATAGTTATAATATATATTTGAAATTTATAATTTTAAACAACCGAATTTCTTCGGGAAGGCATTGGACTAATTAAACTGATCGCATATTCAATATCCAAGGATAGCAGGTAGTTTAGTTTGTCTATTTTTTGTTTATTGGTTTGATAAGAATCTCCCGTAATATATTCTTCTATTTTTTTTGTAATAGAGTCACATTTTTCTTTATATCCTGGAAAATAAATTGTAAATTCATTTATGTCACATAATAAATGAATCATAATTATTTCGAAATCGTCTTTGTCTTCGATCGCATATTTATTTAAACAATGGAAATAATAAGTATAGATGGATACATGGTCAGGTTTTTCCATCGATTTCATAATATAATAATGTTTATTCCATAATTCGATTTGTGAACCGTCTTGTTTAAACAGGACTATTCCATAGTCTTGCTCCATTTCCAATGTTTTCATCATTTTTTTAACATCATGACCCACTGTAAAGGGAATCAGTGGCATATGATATGTGAATGCCAGATCGTGGTCTAGTTGTGGAAGGGTTAATTCTGGTGCACTTTTTTCAGTTGTATAATTTAATACAATGGTGTTTTCTTTAGTGATGGTAGCATAATATACTTGCGATTTATCTAATAAATCGGCATTGATTTGTGTGTTTATTGCTCTGGTTGTTTCAGTGTCTATTATGGGGTATATTTCATTGAGGGTTGAAAGTTCCCAACCATCACTATACCAGTAGAGTCGCACACGAATGCCTCGTAGTAAAGGTGTGTAAAATTTTATTTCGGAGAGTTGATCTTCAATATCCTCATAATCGGGGTTTAATAGTGTGGGTAGTTCACCCGGACAAATGAGATTATTATAAGTGTCAACGATATGACCTGTAGTAAAGGGTTTTGTGCCTGCTGCGCTTGTGCCTGCTGCGTTTGTGCCTACTGCGTTTGTGCCTGCTGCGCTTATGCCTGCTGCGCTTGCAATGTATAGAAATCCTTCGTTTTTATAGTTTGTTGTCGCCATTTTAATTATTGTAATACTTTTGATTATAATAATTAAAGTTAATCAATTTTTTATAGTATATAATATATAAAATAAATTATATTATTATATATTATATTTTATATAATGTCTACTCAAGAAATAGCATACAGAAAAAGGGAAGAAAGAGCAAGGAAAAAAGAATTAGATGATGCCAAGATCGCCATGTTTAGTAGTCAATTTAGAAAGGAGGATAAGAAAATACGTGATGATGAAGATTCGGACATGGCAGTTGAATATTATGTTGATGAACGTGGTGATGTAAATAGAAATGTTTATTTTAAAAATGCGAAAGAAAACTTAGAACCTTTACGTAAAGTTGAAGCACAAGGGTATAGATATGAGGAGATGCTATCGCCAGAAGAAAAAGAATTAGCATATGGATTGTATAAACCTTTACCAAAAAAAATGTGGAAAAAATTAGGTTATAATCAAAAAACTATTAAAGCAGGTAGACGTATTCGTCGTCGCCTTCATAAAAAAACCAGAAAGGGCAAAGGCAAATGCAATAGCAAAGGCAAAGGCAAAGGCAAAGGCAAAAAAACGTTATTCTTTTAGAGTAAGAAGGTAGAGAAACTGGTTTAACAATGCGAGCAATTCATCTCTTTGATTCATCAGATCCGAGTTTGCCGGTACATTAAATGCTTTAATGTTGGATAAATTTATTAAAAATGTTTTATAGTGTTCTATTTGTTTTTTAAAGTCGTTGTTATTATTGTACTGATGAAGTTTAACTAATTTCACATTAAGTAATGCGTTCCGTTTTTGAATAGTGATATTGGGTTTGCCTAATAGTATCTCTACAAATTCATCTATTTTTTCATTTAAATCCGAATAAAGTTGGTCGGTTGCTTTATGGGTAGAATAACTGGTGGTTTTCCAATGGTAAAGTTTAACTGTGTTCAACATATGAATAAAAGTGGGTATGAAATTTTGTGATTGTGATTGTGTGCGGGTATTTTTCCGTGTTAAACGCATTCTATAATATTATATAATATTATATTTTGGATTATTATTATTATTAAAAAATCAATTTAAATATAAAGTATTACTTAATACTAGTGTATCGGTTTATATAAATATATATAAAAATGCTCGCATAACTCAGTCGGCAGAGTGTCGTTCTTATGTAGCGAAAGTCGCAAGTTCGAGTCTTGCTGTGAGCATACTACTACTTTTGGGAAAAGTAAAATACACTCATTTTTTATACTATAAATATTCAAATACTTATAGTATCATACTTTTTTAAAAATTATTTTTTAAATTTTTGCAATACTTTTTAACACCTTTTAAAATTTAAAATGCCGATTTTATAAATTCATCAATATTATTATTACATAATAACGGTGTAAATTTGTTTATTTTCTCATCATCCCAAAACCACCATTTAATTTCTAACAATTTTTCTATTTGCTCTTGTGTAAATCTATATTTAATTAATTTTGCTGGATTTCCACCGACTAAACTATATGGTTCAACATTTTTAACAACGTGACTATTATTTGCTATTACAACCCCATCACCGATAGTAACTCCTGACATAATTGTTACATTATTTCCAATCCATACATCATTACCGATAACTACATTTCCTTTCGTTGATGGATGACCAACTCCATTAAAATTATTAAATATATTTTGATTTATATGACCAAATGGATATGTTGTAACCCAATCTGTTCTGTGATTACCACCTAGATATATATTTACATTTCCAGCTATTGAACAAAAATTTCCAACAACTAGTTTAGCACTATTATTATTCCATAAAATTTTAGGCACACCATATGTATGTTTTCCGTATGACATTATATTATTTATTATATTATTATATTATTATTTTACTATTTTATTATATAATGCCCTTTATCAGTTCTTATAATGGTGCCATGAAATTATTAACAGAGATAGGGACGGGAAAGTGTAGCGGGAAATGTAAATCTGTCTGGGTTCGTAATTTTAAATATGCCTTGAAGACCACCACCAATCCTTTACATTTAACTGCGCAACAGCGAAAAACAATGACTAAAAAAATTAAAAGTGTTTCTGGCAGAAACGCTGTTGTTAGTAAAACATTAAAAAAGTATAAAAATAGAAAATCTCCGCCTTATCCAGCAAACGAACATTGTAATAAAAAAATGAAGGGTAATGATGGCGCGATGTATCAATCTAAACCGAATAAAAATAATATATGTTCTTGGAAAAAAATATAAATATATAATTATAGTTATCTACTAATTATATAAAATGAGTGTTAATGCTAACGCTAATGCTAATGCTAATGCTAATGCTAATGCTAATGCTAATGCTAATGTATACGAATTATTTGACTGGATTGCCAGTAAAAAACATATCCGTGGTTCCAGGCGGGGTGATGGTGGATTGTGGGTGCACTCGGGGGCGACTCCTCGGTCTTTTTGTTCGAAAACGAGAATTGTGGTCTTGGACGATGGGGTGCGTTATTTGCTAAGAAAAGAAACGTCTTGTAAAGCGTTGGGGATGGATAAGACATCGGAAGCACTATTATTGGCAATGCCCGGCAATTGCGCTTGAGATTACCTACTATGTTCTTTATAAATGGATTTATTTTGTAATCGGGCAATTTCATTTTCCAGATTTTTTAATTTTTCTTCATTTTTAAGTTGCTGGACAATGATATCATTGGTATAGTTATTGATCTCGGTATAGAGAATCATCTTGGTTATAGGATTTATAGTAGTATTGTAATTGATTAAAATAGATATAACTCTACTAAGACGATTAAATTGTGCTGAAATCATAATACGTGAGATTATATAAATATATTTAATATTAAATAAATATATTTAATATAATATAATATATGATGTGGGATTTAACAATGGATTGGTATAATAGAGTGTATTCGTGTACAAAGATTACTGGTGCTGGTGCTGTTGCTGTTGCTGGTGCTGACACTTATAAATGTAAACGCTTTCATTCGGTGGAGGCGGCGAATATGTATAGAAGTTATATGCGGTTAAATGATGTGCCTTTGCTTTATATGTGTCGCTTCACTCCGCTCGTGATGGACTCTACTATTTTGAAATTAAAATTAAAAGAGAATGTTGTATTGTATTAATTAATAGAGGTATGCTATAGAATACTGTGCCACCCTGTTACCATGGCAACGCCCATAAGTATTCAAACTATTTAATCAATACTTCCTCATTTCCTACCCTACACTCAAACCAGAAATGAGGCAACCCGGAAATGAGTAACAAAACCAGAATTGGGTTATAAAAATAAGACCATATATGTAGTCTAATAAAAAGAATAATAGTATTCTTTTTATTTGTTTTTAATTTTTTAAATTTTAAATTTTTGGTTCAACCTTTTTTTTAAAGGTTGTATATAATATTAGTTTTTAATTTTTAGTTTTTAATTTTTCTCTCACCACGGACTATATACTGTACACATTTTATCTTCCAGTGCCTGGATGCGGTCAAGGAGGTTGACAATCTCCTCACTATTTTCATCGCCTTGGCGTGTCGTAGGAGAACTATTTTCCTCTCGGATTTTTTTCAGTTCTTTTGAAAACTCTACTTCGGACAAGGTTTCCATTTTCCCCGACATAACTTTGTCTAAAAATTCCACGGTATTTTTTTGGGAGGTCGGATTAAACAATCCTTGCACCAATCGGTCCATCACACCGAACATCCGATTGAGTTGTTTCTCTTGATCATTCGCGCGCTCCTGGAGCGATGCCAAGGTCATGGTTGTATTTTCTTCGGCAGTTGCCTGTGTTGTCGCTTGTGTTGCCTGTGCTGCTGCCTGTGCTGCTCTCGTGCGTTCATCTCTGTCCAGAATGAATGCCATAGCAAACATCATCGACAGGAAGAACAAGACGAGGGAAACCAATACTTGCATATCCATGTCCATGATGTAAAGCGTTCGGTTCGTAAGATACATATTGCTGTAACCTGGAAAAGTAATTCAATTTTATATATGATTCTCCATGATGTTCTCTTTACTATATAAATTATTTAATTCTCTATAAGAAACAATAGTCTATCATTTCTCTATACGATAGAATCTACTTTATTTTCCTCTTCTATTTCTATAAAACTCTACTATTTTAAATTAAAAGAAAAAGAAAAAGAATAAAGATAGAAATATTTATTTATATTTTCTTTTTATTTAATTTAAAATAGTACAGTTTCAACTCTTTTAAATATGTATTGTATACTCTATCATCTTGATAATATTCTATTATATGGATTATACTATCATTGACGTGTATATGCCCACACAATAAGTATTATAATAATATGCTGTTAACTTTTATAAGACTACTCGATAATTATATAAGCATTTATCGTAAGGCGGAAATGAGTAACAAAACCAAATATGGGTAATAAAAAAGAACACCCTATATGGTGTTACGTTTAATATAATCTTTATCTTGCGCTGGTAATCTATTTTGATTGAATACATTGTTTCCTTACAAACTATATTGTTTATTACTAGTCCTCTTTTTTTCAACCTTTATTTTCTATAAAACTCTACTATTAATCCATTAAAAGAAAAAAGATTGTTGTTGTTTCATACTTTTTCTTTTTTTCTTTTTAATTTAATTTAATTAAAGTAGAGATTCAACTATTTTAAACCTATAATAAAATGGAACCCTATCATTATCATCTTATATAGACTACCGTAGCACCCTGCCGCCCATTGGATACTATACAATAAGTATTCTAATATTATGCTCAAAACTTTTATAATACTACTCGACCATTATATCACCATTTATCGCAAACCGGAAATGAGTAACAAAACCAGAGTGTAGTCACAATTAAAAATATGGGTATTTAAACCTTTATTGTTTTTTAAAATATAAAATGTATAGTATATAAAACTTATAGTATACATAAAACTTAATCTTCTTCTACTTCTATCTCGTCGATGCAGTTGTCGTCTTCGTTCCACATGCCTTCAGGTTCTTGTGTCTCACAGTTGTAGAGCACATTGTCGCTGGATCGCAGGTAAACTCGCCCTTCGAATTCAAACTTCTTGACAGAGATGGTTGCTTCTGCTGTCTCTTCTGCTGTCTCTTCTGCTGCTTCATGTTCCAGTTCCAGTTCCGGTGTCGGTTCCGGTGTTGCTGCTTTTTCGGGTGTCTTCTTTGCGGGCGCTGCCTTCTTTTCTGCTTTTTCTTTCTCTTGTTGCGCCTTCTTGTCTGCCTTTTCTTGTTCTTGTTGCGCCTTCTTGGCAATCTTTGCCTGTTCCGCCTTTTCTTTTTTTTCTTGTTCTTGTTGCGCCTTCAAGACTGCTTTTTCGGCATCTTGTTGCGCCTTCAAGACTGCTTTCTCGGCATCTTGTTGCGCCTTCTTTTCTTTCTTTTCTTGTTCTTGTTGCGCCTTCAAGAGTGCTTTCTCGGCATCTTGTTGCGCCTTCTTTTCTTTCTTTTCTTGTTCTTGTTGCGCCTTCTTGGCAACTTTTTCTTCTTCTTGTTGTGCCTTCAAGAGTGCTTTCTCGGCATCTTGTTGCGCCTTCAAGACTGCTTTCTCGGCATCTTGTTGTGCCTTCTTGGCAACTTTTTCTTCTTCTTGTGCCTTCGTTGCGTCTGCGTCTTCGCTTTCAGATTCAGGAGCAGATTCATCATCCGTGGCAGATTCTTTGACTGCTTGTGCTTCTGCCACCAAACTTGCCAACAACGTGTCGGCCGCATTGGCGCTCACTGCTTTTTTCTCTTTCGAGTTGGCAGCATTGATCAGTTGGGCGACGATATCATCTGCCGCACTCCCGCTCACCACTTTCTTTTCTTTCTTCGGGCGTCCCCGTTTTTTTTCCGCCTCGTCAGCACCATCTTGCTCTTTCTTGGGGCGTCCTTTTGTTTTTTCCGGGATCTCATACTGCTCTTCCGGTATGATGATCCCATACTTGGTTGCCTCCGCCTCGGCGTCCGCCCGGTCGATGTTTAACTTTTTCAACACCACCCCGTAGGTCACCACTTTCTTACCTTTCTCGTCTTTATAGTCCATCAACGGAACTTCCATTCGCTCTTGAATGTATCCGCAGGTGGGTTTGCCTTTCTTTTCTTTTTGATTATTGCACGCCTTGCACAGCACCACATCGCCTTCCGTCACGGGGGTGTTGTTGCATTGACTGTAGAGTCCATGGTTTTGTTTTATCGCATGGCACCATTCTACTTTCATCTGTCCCGTGAACGGTAGCGGTATACTCGGCGTCTCTTCTTTCGCCTTTTTATTCTTTTCCGTCTTTTCCGCCTTTTCCGCCACCCGCAGTCGCATTTCCTCCAGATTCATCTTTTCTAGCGCCTCTTCCGCTTTGAATCCGTATTCTACCGACAATGCCTTCACTGCCTCTATCACCACCTTTGTTGCAAACGTCTTCATCTCTTTTTGCATTACTGCATTCATATTGAATTCCATCTTCTTTTTTTTATATGTCCTTCTTTCTTATTCCTGGAAAAGCATTTCAATTTTTTAAA